CGAGTAAGGGATCAAGTTTGGCTTGTTCAGTTATTTTAAACTTCATCATACCATCTACATCTACTCTAATTCCACGCTCAGCCATGTAAAGGAGAGGTTTGATTAGTCTGCGCTGTCTGTCGTAGGTTTCTAGATTGTTCTGCTTTTTCAATTCTTGAATTTGCTTAGGGTGTGCTTCATTAGGAATGATACAGTCCATTCCATTGTAGTTCCACCACTCTTCCCAAGTGCCAGCACCCATCTTCATCCATTGCTTTCCGTCTTCTTTATAATAAGGTACATCAGTCCACATGCGGCAGACTGAGTCAAGACCAGCGTTGAAATCAGGGAAGGCAATCTTCTGTGCGATGTGAGTGCAGTGCAATTCACCACGAGGAACTATACCATATTTGTGTAGCATGAACTGGGTGTCAAAGATGAACGAAGCACCACGTTTTGCTACTCGCTCAGATTGAAGGATCTTTGCTATGAGAAGCATAATTTCGTATTCTTGTTCGACAGTGAAGTAATCTCCAGTGTGGTCTCTGAATGGGATGCAGATTGCGCTGTTAGGTGAGTAGGCAAAGCCGATGCAATCCAGCTCACCATTGATAACTTCAATATCAATGTCGATAGCTTGACCTTTGAGACCTACGTCGTAGCAATAGTTTAGGGATCTAATTGCCAAGTCGAAGGATGGTTTGATAGTTATCTTACGTTCCTTGCGTCTAATTTCAGGGAAGTCAGATTCATACTTTGCTACTAGAAGGTCTTGAACTATCTGAGGCTTGTTTAAGAAGTTGAATTTCGGAGGGATGAAGGTAGCAGGATGGAAGGTAGGGACTACTTTCAAGCCAGGGACTAAGGTTGATTCAAGGACAGAACCGCGCCACTTGGTGATGCCTACACGGGAGCACAAGACGATCAAAGGGATATTTCCAGTAGCTACGATACAGTTTAGGTTCAGTGCAGTGAGTTCTTCTTTTAGTTCTTGAATGTACTGCCAGCCTTCTTTAGATATAGTCCAAGAGGATTTGTGGAAGTTGATGTTTATGTAAGCGGCTAAGGGTTTATCTAAGTCCTTGATTACGTTTGTAAGGTATAGGTCGTAGCGTGGGATCTTAGACATCATAAGACATTCATTTAGACCTTTACCAGAAGGACCTATGAATGGCTTGGGTGGTCTAGCACGGACTTCCTGGAAACCAGGCTGTTCGCCGCAGATAGCGAGTTTTGCGGTTAGTGGTCCGGAAGGTGGAACGTAGGTCTTTTTCATATATACTCCAGTTATTTAAATTATTTAATTAACCATTGAATTAACTTTAACAAGAAAGGAATCTCTATAACCCTTTCCAAGCTCAAATCCAATAGAACTCAGCCCTAATTCATGGCCTGCTATTAATCCAACTCCAGAACCAAGAAAAGGAATTAAGACTCTAGAGCCAGGGAATGCAAAGGTATTGTAAATGTCTTTCATCAAATCAAGGGGTCGTTCAGTAGGGTGAGTCTTGTTTTGTGGAGGGACTGGTGCATAGTTGAAATTGTTAGATCGACCAGCCTTGTTCAGTGCAGGACGACCCTTCCAAGCATAGAAGAACATTTCATAAGAATTTGCTAAGTGCATTTCAGGGCGCTTAGATTGACCTGAAGGCTTAGTCCAAATTCCTACCATTCTAGTAGTGTTAAAACCTGCACCTATTATCATATCAAACATAACTTCAAACCATGGCTGAGGTGCAAACCAGCAAAGCAGCCACGAATGATCAGCCATCACACGATAAGATTCTTTAAATGTATTAAATAGAAATTCTCGATAAGCTTCTGAAGGCACTTCATTATATTGATCTTGTTGATAAATAGACTCACCACTTTTCATTTTAGCATTGTTCAGATCAATAGCATACGGAGGATCTATTTCAACTAAGTGCATCACACCATCAGGTATCTTCTTGATCCCCTCGAAGAAGTCACCTAAGACATAGCAGTTAGCGAGCTTGGTTAAAGTGCTCCCACCTTGTTTGTCTCGATCTAATTTCTCAGCTATTGTCTCTTTGATGATAGACTCAGACATCTTCTTGATTACATTGGTTGCATCCTTTTGGGTCTTGCAGCTTTCGAATAGCTCAGGGAATGCATCTCGTGCTTCGGCTCGTTTGATAGCAGTGGATACAGAAGCATCAGTCACGCCAAACATCTCAGCGGTGTCCTTTAATTTATGTCCTCCATGTCCAGGACCAGGTGCACTTGTTCCTTTGATCTGTTGTTCCAGAGTATGGATCTCGTTGATTAAAGAGTCGTATTCATAGTATTCCATATCCTTACGATAGAAGTTTTCAGACTTTTCAATCACCTTCATTTCAAGTTCTGATAGTTCTCCTTCGTAGATTCGAACAGGGACTTCAAGCACTTGATTTGTAAGAAGGACTGTGTATCTTCGTTCACCAGCTAGAAGGAGATACTTGCCATTTTCAAGAAGTTTCACGGCAAGAGGTTGAATAAGACCGGATTCCTTTAGAGAGTTTTCCAGATCCTGTAAGTCACCCATTTCCTGTCTAGCACGTTCACCTATTTCGATTGAAGTGATTGGAACCATTGCTACTTTACCGACATTGATAGTCATCTGTTTCTCCTAGATGGTTAAATGATTTATTTAACTTGTTTAAATATTATATCAGGTAATATTATTTGACGTCCCTTTAAGAAGCATCTTCCATATAAAGATGCAACTAACCAATAAGCTTTAGCTAAGCATCTATATGCTATAAACCCATTAGATTCTTCTATTCTATAAAATAAGTAATGCATTAGATTATTTAACCTGTTTAATTAAGTCAAGCAAATTCTTAGCTTGGCTTGAGTTTATCTTAGGAATTTTCTTAGTGGATTTTTTAGATGCTTTTTTATTAGATACTTTTCTGGTAGGTATGCGGCGACTAAGACGGATTTGTCGAAGAGCCTCGATTGCTTCATCCTGTGACATGTCAGTGATTGAAGGGTAGTTTAGATCTTCGATGGTAGACATTATTTATTCATCCTTTCTACCTTAGCTAATGAAGGTAAGATAGTTTTCTTTTCTACTTTTTTATCTAGTAACACAGCCATTACTATGTAGCCATGAGTGTCTATCAGATCCATCACCTCGTCGAGTAGGGGAGACATGATAGCCTTTCGTTGACCATATTCTCTGAAGGTTTTAAGTGCTCTAGATTGTTGTTCTTCAGAAATTTCAAAGCTGAACTTTGGCTTGTTTGCGGGTGGTGTCATAGTCATTTCTCCAGATTATTAAATTATTTAATTGACTTTAAGTGAGGCAGGATTGGTTACCTGCACTCACCTAGGTTAAATTATTTAGGTGCGATGTACTTACTCACCTTGTTCTGGTCAGGATATTCACCTGATTTGTCTTTCTTCACACCCACTATCATCCATCCTTCCTTGCCCGGCAGATCATCTACCCATGAAAAGGGGCGAGAATAGTCAATGTCGAAGGCTTCAGCAAACATCTTGAATGATCGAATAGCTTGAGCAAACTGCTTCGGGTCGATCTTTGCTTCATCTGCTAATTCCCAGAAGAAATCACTGAATGGAGGACAGAGTGTTTCAGATGGTACATCAAATAGAGGTGTATACCACTTAGCACCGTTTTTCTCACTAACGCCTGAGGTAACCATGATAATACGACCTTTTACTTCTGTTCCTGCGTCAAGGATCTTCGGCTCAGGTGCATCTTTGATTCGGTTTTCGAGACTACTGTAATCACTTAATGACATTTTAGTTCTCCCTTGTTAGTTGGTTGGTTGGTTAGAATTCTGTACATTCTATCATTGTATCTATAATATCCAAAGTATTTCTGAGTACATCTATTTGTGCATAGATCTCTCCAGACAAAGCACATTCAGATTCAGGACTTTTTCTATCTTCTAAAGGTGGTTCTGGTCGCATGACATACTTTTGTTTATCAAGTAGTTCACGTGTTCTGTTTAATAATCTATCAGAGAATTCTGCTAGATTACTTATAGCTCTTCTTACATCTGGTTCTCTTTGTGGTTGTGCTACTTTAGCACTATCATTCATCTTCTCGCCTCCCATTTAGTTGATTAAATAATTTAATTAACTTTTTAATCTCGGTTTATCTTCCCATGCTTTACCTACTTTCTTAAGCAGTGCTTTGATGTCTGGCTCTTCGACTGCCTTTAGCTTCCCACCTCCCTTCAGTCTTGACCTAGCAATGTATTCACCGAGGGAATCAATTAGCATCTCACGGCGAGGATTTTCTCCCTTTCCTTTAATCACGTAGAGTTCGTCAAATAAGAGAGGGATAGTTATTACTGCTTGGCCTGTTACATGTAGTCTGCGTTCCACTTCAACATAGCGAATCCCAGTTGATTTGTCTACAGATTTCAAATCTTCTTTTTTCTTAAGGTGACCGGTTAGGATGAAGTCACAAGGTAGGTTCATCAGTTTCCGCACTTGATTTTCAATCTGAACCTTCTGTGGATTGTAGTCTTGGCGATGCATAGGTGCTTCACCAGCTCGATTTTTCAGATTAAGTTGAAAGTTCATCGCTGCTTGGCCAAATGTTGTGAGGGAGTCAATGCAATAGGTTCCGAATTGATCAAAGTAGTTTATTTGCAGCCTAATTT